CCCTCCTTGATTCCAGATACGTCCGAAGCGTGGAATTCGTGGTTACCGGTCTCGGTATTGATCAATACAAACTCAACATATTCACCCTGAACAAGGTACTTATATTGAGATGACTCGGCGCGAATGGAAGAATAGTGAATGAAAATATCCTTGTCCTTCTGATCCCCCTCATCACACACCGTGATGAAACCGAAACCAGACTTGTTGTTGAACCACTTGACGCGGCCAAGGATACGAGGCGCAGGAGAAACGGATGAATCGGAAGACATAATAAAGCAACGGGGGTAGATCGATTGACGATATGAAATATATCTGTTCATCTATTTATATCGATTTTTCAAAATATATTTCATATATCCTAAACAAATCAATGCTGTTCAAATTTTGAGCCATTCACCCCACACTTATTTTCATCCGATCGAACAGTAGTACAATAATAGTAATTCTCAGGATTCTCTCCATATACACCTGTAACAAGATACTCCATGGCTTCGCCGTTGTCAATTTTACGATACTTTTTGCATTTGAGAAAGCGATTATCATCGTTTGTTTTCATACAGAATTTACAGTCAACGCAGAATTTGGGCGGCTCCACTACGACGCTAGTCGTCGGCAGTTTTGGAAAACGCTTTCCAAAAAGTCGCAATGCCCGTGTAGAGTACATCATACAAACAACTAGAATGAAATTCATATATAGTTATATATCATAACTTCTTTATGTTTTGTTGAAAATCTTTGTTCTCGGAAAAATAAAAATACAATACTTATATATCAAGGCCCAGAGAACCTGTATGAAGATGTCCAAAAAATGGTCATTTCGCATTGTTATGGTATTTTTATTATTTTTCACCTTGATCGTTACTACTTACCTACTCTACTTTATCCATTCGGTCAAAGAGAATCCGTTCTTCCGCACCATGTGTGAAAACGGTTACAAAAAGGACGGAATGATCAATTACAATGATTCCACTACGGGTAACTCGGGGTCTCCGGTAGCTCTATCCAACGAAGAAATCGTACACAACAATTTGCGTATGTCGATGGCCGCAGAAGCCGCGCTCCCCACGGTTCCTAGTCCGGCACCGGCGCCTTTATCGAATTCGGACCGAATCGCCGCATTGGAAAACATCATAAAAAAATATCCCAAACTATAGTATATCATTCAATGTTGAGCAAAAAATTTTCTTCTGTACTTTTTTTACTTTTGACAATACTTTTAGCATTATTCTTGGGAAGCTACAATTTTTTAATTGTAAATACCAACGCTAAATTGCCGGATGTGCACATGCCCACAGCTGTCTTACCCGTTGTATCCAATACGGTGGGACAGACCGTCGCCATGCCCCCCGGTATGCACTAATTATTTCAAACAATTGTCGTTTATGTTGTTTGAAATAAATCCAACAATAAATCGTAGTTGGGGGGGTCCTTGTACAAAAGTTGGTGGCAATAATTCATAAAGGAAAATAATTCGGGAAGTTTTTCTTGGGAGTTTTCGAGAACCTGGGACAATACTGACCACTCCTTTTTACTCTTTTTGTAAAGATTCAGGGGATGTTCGAGGAATTCGGGGGAAATTGTGCCCCCAGGTTCTCGAAATTCGTTTGGACAACCTTCCCAAGGAAGACTTCCTGAAAATAAAAATAACATCATGTATCCTAAAGAGATGAGGTCGTCTCGGTAACCGGGCCGATGCCCACCATGTTGATGAATACTTATGTAATTGGGGGTGCCTATCACCGTTTTTTGAGGCGTATCGGGAACAAGTTCTCCATTTTCGTCGATTGTAAATGTCGCCAGTCCGAAATCGATGAGAACAAGTTCTCCGCGTTTCACCATAAAATGATGGGGTTTTATGTCACGATGAATGACAAACAAACCATGTATATGTGATAGTATTTTGGTACATTGATACATGATTGTTCTCAATCCCATCATTTCCAAAGCATCCTTGTTACTACACCACTGCAAGAGAGAACATTCATAATAAGACATCACCAAACAAGTATAAATATCCTGTTTACCGTACCAGTGGGTTTTGGGTAAATGTTGAAATTTGCGTTGAAATAAATAATTCATCATTCTAACCTCGTGTTTGATGGACGAATAGTCCCCCCTTTTCTCTATCTTGATGGCGACCTTTTCTTCAGTCGTCATATCTTTGCCAAGAAAGACAGCACCGAACCGTCCGTTCCCCAATTTTTTCGAAATAATGTATTTATCGTGTACAAAGGCTAGAGTCTTTTCTAGACCTGGATTTAGTCCATCCATTAAATGAAAAAAGATGGGTATTTTTATATTATTATATATCAAAGAATGTTATCAATGACGGATTTCATAGTGAGCCTTATACCCAAAACATGGTTGGAAAATACCAAGAACCAAATAGAAAAAATTAACGACGGTATTGACTATATAATTAAACCGGTTTACTATTTTCTGATTTATTTCATATACCTCTCTTACGTGGCTATATTGTTAGGAACCTACTTTATTAATCCGGACTATATACATGTTGCTAGTCAAATATTACAATTTCTTGTATGTATATTTTTAATTATTCGGTTTAATCCTCTGCGAAAAGCGGGACTGACCGTATTTGACCAAAAATTAATCTTTGTTTCCGGAATTATTCTATTGACAAACGTCGGAATTACCGGCTATTTTTTGTCGATTTTAGATAAATACACTCCCGCTGCCTTTTTGATTGATAAATTTGATTCGTCAAAAAAAAATACGCCTTCCCACGGCGCAACCACCACAAATCTCGGTGGATTTGATTTCACCAACAAAAACCCGTTGGGCGATACCACTGTGTATCCCGAGAACAAACCGTTGTATTGACTTGACCTGTTTAAGTGGGGATCACACTATTCCGTGGCGACAGATGATGTTGTACAACATTCCATCCTGGAAACGTCAATGTAGCAATATGAGATACATACGTTCGGGCGGGGGCTTGTACGGCGGTCGGCACGGGTTTGATACGTAGACTCGCAAGTTCAATCTGTCTATCCAGTTCTTTGTCCTTTCTTTCGTAATCGGGATTGTTGGTTTTCCACGTGTGAATCATGGTTTTCAACGCAATATTTGTATACAAATTGTGGTCTATTTCACTGCGGTCCAGTGGACTAGTATTGTTGTGTTGTAACCATCTGGATATTTCTGAGCGCTCATAACTGTGTCCGTCCTTAGCAACTACCGGATCCACCATCACTTTGAAAGATATCGGACAGATCCAGTCCTTGTGGGGTTCCGTCCCCTTTGCGTACATGGAATGAACGACCGGTTCTCCCTCTGAAACAGACGCGATCATACCTTGATCTTGAATTTGTTGAATTGGATGGGTGGTATCCGACATGGTGTTGTGAGAACCCCAACATTTTTGTAAAAAAGATCAATTTTTTGATGTAAATTCCACGGGCCCTTTGGGTGTAAACAATTTTTGTAAAATACTTAAAATTCTCTATATTCATGTATACTATATACATGAATATTCAGCAAATTTTCCGAGATGCGAAAAAAGACAGCGAATTGTTCGAAGACTTGAACATTGCCGAAATTGTCAAAAACGCGGAAAAGTCCCAACATTTGGAAAACAAAACGATGGACGATCTATTTCAAGAAAAGAAGGAAGCACTCGAAGAACTGGAACTGGACGAGACTACCGAAAAAATGTGGTTAAACCGCCTCACCGAATACCGTCATGTCAAAAATATATACGAGATTCACAAAGGAAAACACCTGCGTTGGATTAAAAAAAATCAAGAACCGTATAAATTAGTCAACGGAGCCATTGTTTCAGATATCAAATTCTTGGACAGCGGCACCTACATTCAGTGTAACACATACCAAAACCGGGTATTTCAAATCAAAATGGACGATTGTATACTTTTTCAAAAGTTGAACCAGGACGAGCTGTTGATTTTATCTATTTATGATCACATACGTACTGTACCCAAATAATTTATACCCCGGTAGACCCAAATCCCCCTTCGCCCCGTGCGGTTTCCGACAGTTCGTTGCGGTTAACAACGACAACATACACCGGACAAAGAGTGGGATGACAAATTTGAAACAGTCGGGTTTTGGCATCCAAAATATAGGTGGACGCGGCGGCCGAAGGAAAATATCGAACCGCACCAATCAAATCACCCCGATATCCAGAATCAATGATGCCGGTACTGTTTGCCATCATAAACGGGGTTTTGGAGATACTCGATCTTGGCGCCAAATAATACGCAGAGGGTTCCCACCCGTAAGTGGGATCACAGTAAACCATTTCTGCTCTGACTTTGTGATTTAGGAAAATAACCTCAAACGCATTGTGAAAATTAACATTTTGAGGAATAAAGAGGTCGAACCCCGCATTTGAATACAGGTTGTTAACCATCTGTTTGTTGTGTGTCTCAATATGAGACCTGTATAGATCACAAATGTTCTCCGGAAGCTCGTCGGAATCAATCGCCAATTTAAGAACGGCAAACTTGGTATGTTTGGGAAACTTTGAAACCACACTATTCAACATGTTATCACTGTTAAAAGACGACATAGTTGTATTATACTGAATACACCCCATAATTTTAAATCAATTTTTTGTAATCTTTCCAAGAAATATTTTTCGCCTCGGCGTAAACCACCGGCTCGACAATGTTTTCCTTGTCCAAGTTCTCCCCACGACGAATGGCCGAGTCAATATAGAGTTCCTTCAACAATTTTCCACATACCACGGATCCCTCGTGTTGATCCACCTTTCCGTCTTCAATCGTCTGTAAAACCTCCAATAAATTGTACATGATTTGTAAGTTCAGTTCGTCCTTACATATCTTGTTAAAAATATCGGTGTAGTTGGTAAATAAAAAAGAACACTCGTTGCGACACTTTTCCGCAAAATTTTGTGGTTGAGATCGCTTCATTTCGTAAAACTCGGGATTATGTTTCAATTTCTGTAGTTTGGTAATATCATCGCGTATTTTGTGACTGTGTTTCAAGTTGCGAATGTTCTCCGTATTATCATGACAATCCATTTCATTAATTAGTTTTTTCAAATTCAACCGTTCTTGTTGGTTCATAATGTAGTATACAATTAATGTTTATTATTTTTATGTATTTTTAGTGTATATATATTAATGGCCAATTCAATCTTAAACAATGAAAAGTATTATTTTTATATCAAGCCGACCATTAGGGGATCTTCGGTATCCCTGGTCGTCATAATAATCGCATTTTTTATATGGTTGATATTCAAATGGTCGTACACTTACATGAACTGGGACGCCGAAAAATGTAAGAACATGAATTTCTATTTTGCGCCCATTTACAATAAAGATTCTACTACCACATTCAACGAATGTGTTTCGGACGAAGTCGCAGATCAGGTTCAAACCGCAATCAAAAACTCGGGATTTTCACAAGAAGTACAACAAGTACAAGGGGACATACAAAAATTATCCAACGCATATTCAGAAGTAAATGCGAACGGCCCGGGTATTGTAAGTAATTACAATCAAGCAAATACGGACCTTGTAAATAAGATAAAACAAAATATCATCGATGTCAAAAATACCCTTTCCAAAGTCATGGGTTCCGTCATCATAAGCTCGTATTTGAATAATGGTGTAATTCAAGCAACTAAAACATTAACTACCGGAACACAATCGGGTTTAGCAAGTGGTAGTACGGCACTATCAAGCAGTGTAAAACCTGCTAGTGACACTGTATAACCGATCTTAGAAAACGCCGTAGGTTCCCTGTAATATTTATGATATATTATTATATATCATGACCATTATAAAAGAATTATCGTATTCATCGTATAATTCTATAAATATTTACATGTGTTATATTTTGATCATCATATTTATGTATGTAACATTCGGCACGTATTCAAAAATAATTAATAAAATATATCGAACCACCACGTATCCTCCGGATTTTACGTCCTTTTTATCGCAAAATTTGAATAGAACCATCGATTCACTTTTGTTTAAAATTACCAAACGCGTCATTCAATCGGAAACGAACATGTACGACGACTATCTGAAAAAAACGGACGATTTGGTCTACCAATACGCTAAAAAAACCGCGAATAACCTGGAAGAAAAAAAGTCCGCGGTCGACGGCGTCAAACAATCGTTCCATTCAGTCTATGATCACCTGGGAAATATTCTAAAAACTTTACAGGACACAATAAATACGGTGGCCAATATCCAAAATCAGAATATTCAGCGCGTACAACAAATTTACAATTCTTATCAGGAACGCATTACTGAATACGTAAATAATATGATAGAAATACTCAAAGTACTCAATGATCAAATAAACTATGCATATATTTCACCACAACTCAGTACCATGGTAAAACCGATGACGAACATGTACAATGCCATACGGAATACGCTGGTAAATAATGTGGGTTTCATCCAAAAGATTCAGCCCAATTTTAAAGCGTCGCAAATACCCGTACCCACTTTTACAAAAAACAGTGTTCAAGACATTGGAACCGATTTCACAAAATCCACGGCAGTTTTATCCACGGCAGGATTTACCTAATCCACCCACCGTTCTTTGAATTTTATCTTAAGAATATGTATAATGAGAATGAAGTTTTCTTACGTAATTTTAGTGATTATTTTAATTGTATTACTTTTTTTGACATTGAGCGGTTCCTGTACCCTTTATGTTCCATATACGGAAACGGGCAAATTCAACAACTATCTTTTTAAATACGAAGGAATGGACAACATGGATGTACCCAAAGATTCCAGCGATTTTTTAACAAAACTGGCCAATACGAACGATGTATCTTCAATTAAAAGTGCGGGGATCAACGTGGCGCCTTATGGAAATGAGAAACCAATCGATATATTTAGCGGAACTCCCGGAAGCTTGGATTGCACCAAAACATCGTCCAATTTGACCAACTCTAAAGGAGGATTATGTTTGAATAAAGAACAGCGTAACATGTTACAAACCCGTGGAGGTAATGCCACCGGCGGAGATTTCCAAATCGGCAATTAAGTGTCTGCGAGATGGTCTGGAATAGAAATACCACATTTCACACAATAACTAATAGTTTGACTCCGGTCGGGATCAATGTCCACCAGGTCCATAACAATGACGTGTTTACAATTCTTTTTAAGATAATTTTGTACCAAATGAACAATGTGTTGATAATCAATTGATTGTTCTTCGGAAGGAATACCTTCTAATTTAGATAAAACCTCCGTAATAATGTTAATTTCGGCATGTTTATAATCGTAATCGTGCGATTCATTAAAAAAACAAACATCATCTTCTGTATTGGATTCCGCACTAGACATAGTATAGTATGTATATACACATATTTCTATATGAGTTGGTATTAAACATACATGGCCAACATACTTTGATTTTGCGGCTCGTCCTCCTTGATCAGCAAATCTGCGTCTTTGCGAGAAACCGTAAATGGGAACGTAACCACCAATTTGATCTCCTTTGAAAAGAGTTCATTGTCGGGTTTAATAAGCCGGAACAAATTGAGTTTGGTATGAATAATTTCCAAACAGCGTTTCAGGTTTCGTACTCCGTCCTCGTTTTTCGTAAATGTTGTTTTGGTAATGATATATTCGAGGGTGTCATCCGGGATGATGACCATTCCTTCTTCGAAATTCACTTGTTCGCGAATTTTCGGCAACATGTAGTTCTTGGCAATGTTGATTTTTTCCTTGGTATTGTATCCCTTTGTCATAATACGGTACATGCGGTCACGGAGAATCGGGTTGACTTTCGATTCGTCATTGTAACTGAAAATGAACAAACACTTGCTGAGATCAAAACTCATCTCCGAAAAATACTTGTCGTGAAATTCCGAGTTTTGAGACGTATCTGTCAAATGGGTAAGGATACTGGCAATCTCCACCCCGCGCGGTGAATCACTGAGTTTGTCCAGTTCGTCAAAATAGATCACCGGATTCATACACTTGCTATCAATCAAGATTTGGAGGATTTTACCCCAACTACTTCCTTCGTAAGTATAGGAATGACCCTCCAAGAAACTACTGTCACCCGCCCCGCCCAGCGCAATAAATGCGAACTCTCTGCCCAGAATTTTACTGATGCCGTCCTTGGTCAGACTCGTTTTGCCCGTTCCCGGGGGTCCGTGAATGGCGATCGCGGTTCCCATCGAATTCGGATTCGTCATCCACTGACCCACCATTTGAATGATCTGCATCTTGGCGTCGTTCAATCCGTAAACACACGCATCCAGAGTTTGAATTGATTTTTCCATGAAATCTTGGCAGACCTCCGGACCATCGGACATTTTCACACTCAACGACTTGTAAATGCCAATGGGAATACGCATAAATGTATCGATCCAGTTTTTCATCTTGTAGTATTCCGGATCACCCGGTTCCATCGTACGAAGAATATTGAGTTTTTGAAGAACGGTTGCCTTGTATTTGTTGGGAATTTTGGATTCCAACAAGGACAGTCGGTACGGCTTGTCAATTTGGATATGTTGATTGATTTGCTTGAGATCCTTCATAATCTGCTGTTGTTCTTGGTTCGACAGTTTTTTCTTGAAATAATCGATTTCGCTGGTAAATTTGCGCTCCTGCCCCGAAATCATCTTGTGATACTGTTTCGTATTGTTACCGCGCTCTTTCTTTACCAACTTTTTGATGGACCGGTTACAGTCCTTCAGTGACTTCAGTAGAGTTTTGCTGCGAGGGTTCTTGTTCAAACGTTCAGCCAAATATTTTTTCATGTCGTTCAAATCGGAATACTCGGATTCGAATTTCGATTTGAACCCCGTATTCGCCATTTCCTCCTCCTTTTTTTCTTCTTCCTTTTCTGTCGACTGATCTTTGTTCTTCTGTCTCATATTCTTCTTACCTTTGCGAGAAGTGTTCAAACACACATTTTCCGGAAGATCCACCTTCTGATACGTTTCTTTCATAAAAGTTTGTTCTTCGTCGCTGTCCACATCTTCTTCATCCAACAAGGCGTGTTCGTCCTCCATTTGTTCTTCATCGCCAAGTTGACCGCCAGATCCAAACCCGAAAATGATATTAATATTTTGACTGTTCAGATCGTCATCTTCATCCTCTTCGAATTCTTCTTCATCTTCTTCAGACTCTACGGTCTCTCTTCTTTTGATTTTGCGAGATGACCGACGTTGACGCGATTCCGCGCGCTTTTCATATTCATCCTCGTCGGAATGATGTTTTTTCGACGGCCGGGGTTTCTTAACGTCGTGCTTTTTGCTACTTGTTTGTTTCTTGAGATGGGGCTTGGATTTGGGTACACGACAATTGTCGCGTTTTTCGTCCTCCTTCACCCGTTCTTTCATGTACTTGGACGGAAAAATCTTTGCCACCGCCTTGCGTATCTTTTTGGGATTCATCTTGACATCATCCTCTTCATCGTCATCTACAATGAAATTCTTCATTTTATGGGCATCATCTTCTTCATCATCATCTTCCTCTTCGTCCTCCGTGTCTTCTTCATCAATGGTTTCATATTCTGAGTCGGAAAATTCATCCTCCGATTCTTCAGTATAGTCTGAATCATCTTCGTCGTCATCCTCCTCATCATCATACATTGAATCATAATCGGACATGCTTTCGTTTGAAGACAATGTTTTTTTATTATGTTTATCGTTCTTCTTTGATGACCCGTTCTTATTCTTCTTATCAAACATAGTGCTGAATGTCATGTTATATTATTTATGTGATATATTTTTTATGTTTATTTCATTTCAATTTTACACGATCGATCAAAAACGCAAAAAAGCAAACAACGAATCGTAAAATTGAAACGTAAAATATTTGTACAAATGTATATAAATATTATCAGTTTATATATATACACTATGTCATCATCTAAATCGAAAATGGGCAAATATAAGGCCCCGTCAAAAATTATTGGCGTTCAATTTAGTATATTATCCCCGGATGAAATTAGAAAAAACTCTGTGGTAGAGGTCACTTCCCGGGATACCTACATCAATAATAAGCCGGTTATCGGTGGTTTGTTTGATCCTCGTATGGGGGTGTTGGAACCCGGGACCATCTGTCCCACCGACGGTTACACCTACATTGATACCCCCGGATATTTTGGACACATTGAAATGGCGCGACCGGTATTTTTCATCCAACATTTAAGAGAAATCATGAAAATTTCGCGTTGTGTGTGTTTCAAATGTAGCAAACTCCTGATAAACAAGTCTCAACATCTTCACGTTTTGGACATGCCGGCGGACAAGCGTTGGGATTACGTTTCAAAATTGGCATCAAACGTCAAGAGATGTGGAGAACAAACCGATGACGGGTGTGGCTGTAAACAACCCAACAAGATCAAGTTGGAAGAAATGGCTTCTCTGTATGCGATCTGGGACAACAACATGGACAAACAAAATGTCCGTGGGTCTGCCGCTGCCGTAGAAAAGATCAGCGTGAAATTGACGCCTGAAATGGTTTTGAAGAGTTTCAAACGAATCAGTGATGACGATATCCATTTCATGGGATTCAGTCCCGTTTGGTCGCGTCCCGAATGGTTCATTTGTCAAGCGTTACCGGTTCCACCTCCTGCGGTGCGCCCCTCCGTCAAGCACGATGCTCAACAGCGCAGTGAGGACGATTTGACGCATATCTTCAGTAACATCATTCGCACCAACAAAGACTTACAAGACAAGATCGACAACAACGCCTCGGCCAATGTAATTGACGGGTTGACGCGTTTGCTGCAGTACTTGGTGGCCATGATTGTGAACAACAAGACCAAGGGCGCCGCTCCCCTGGCCCAGCGCTCGGGGCGACCATACCAATGTATCATGAGCCGGTTGAATAGCAAGAGTGGCCGTATTCGTGGCAATTTGATGGGGAAACGCGTGGATTTCAGTGCGCGTTCGGTGATTACCGGTGATCCGAATTTATCGATTCGTCAGTTGGGAGTTCCTATGAAAATTGCCATGAATTTGACCAAACCGGTCGTGGTGAACGAAAAAACGCGGGACTATTTGATGAAATTGGTACAAAACGGCCCCGACGTGTATCCTGGTGCTAAGATTTTGGAACGTAAGAACGGCGAGCATATTTCTTTGAGATATGTAGATCGCACCTCTCTGCGTTTGGAATACGGCGACATCGTCCATCGGCACATGGTAGACGGAGACGCCGTATTGTTCAATCGTCAACCCAGTTTGCACCGAATGTCTATGATGTGTCATATTGTCAAAGTTATGCGTGTGGGTGATACCTTTCGCATGAACGTTGCGGACACCAAACCGTACAATGCGGATTTCGATGGTGACGAGATGAACATGCATATGCCCCAAAATGTATTAGCAGAAACGGAATTACGCCATTTGGCCGCGATTCCTTACCAAATTGTAAGTCCGTCGTCAAATTCACCAATCATCGGAATTTATCAAGATTCACTGTTGGGTTCGTACCAATTCACCCGTCCCAATATTTCCTTCTCTCCCCGAGATGCCATGAATTTGTTGATGATGTATGCGAATGTAGATACCAAAGCTCTTCGGGAAGCAGGTTCGCGGATATCCAATTTCGATATTTTGTCACAGATCATGAAGCCGATCACTCTGAAATATAACACCAAATTGTACAACGATAAAGACGAAGATCCCACCATTTCCAACAATGTTTTAGAGATTCGCAATGGAAAGTGGATTCGTGGTCAAGTAGAGAAATCCGTGTTTGGATCCACTACGAAAGGGATTCTTCACCGAATTTTCAACGATTTCGGGTTCATGGCCTGTGCGAATTTCATTGATGATCTTCAAAACGTCATCACTGAATACATGAAAACCTGTTCATTCAGTGTGGGTATCAGCGATTTAATTGCGAACAAAACCACCATGGAAAACATCATTGAAGCATTGAACAAACAAAAGATTGAAGTACAGTCCTTGATCGAGAAGGTTCATTTGGGTATTTTTGAGAACAATACCGCCAATACCAACATGGTCGAATTCGAGCTACAGGTGAACAAACTTCTGAATAAGGCGACGGAGAACACGGGCAGTATTGGACGCAACAGTTTGGGTAAGGATAACCGGTTTCTTCAGATTGTCAATTCGGGTTCCAAGGGCAGTTTGATCAATATTTCCCAGATGATTGCGGGTCTGGGTCAACAGAATGTGGATGGTAAGCGTATTCCTTACGGTTTCGACAGCCGTACTCTTCCGCATTTCTTCAAGTACGACGACAGTCCCAAAGCGCGCGGTTTTGTGGAAAACTCCTATATTTCTGGATTGACGGCCCCCGAATTGTTCTTCCACGCGATGGGCGGTCGTATTGGCTTGATCGACACGGCGGTGAAAACGTCAGCCACTGGATATATCCAGAGAAGATTGATCAAAGGTTTGGAAGATATCAAAGTAGAGTATGATATGACGGTTCGCAACAGCAAGGGTAAAATTGTCCAGTTTACGTATGGCGAAGACGGTTTCGATACCACCCGGGTAGAAAATCAAACGGTTCCTCTGGTGGGAATGACGATTGAGGATATTTATCTCCATTACGATATCATTGGTGTGAATGAGGCCACGGACAAGGATACCTTGGCAATTTACGCCAAGGCCACCGTAACACGAATGAAAAAACAGGCCAAAGATGCCAAGATGGTATGCCAAAAGTACATTGACAAGATGATCAAATACCGCGAAGAAGTGGTCAGGTCAGTGTTTAAATACAAGAGCGAGAACCAAGTGAAGGTGCCTGTAGCCTTTCAAAACATCATTGCTAACATTCAAGGTCAACTCCATTTGAACGCGAATTCGGTCGTGGACATTACTCCGCTGGAATGTTTCAATTTGGTAGACGAATATTACCAAAAACTCATGCGTTTGGAATATGCCGCACCCAATTCTCTCTTTGAAATGTTGTATTTCTTCTACTTGTCGCCGCGCGATTTGTTGGTAAACAAGCGGTTCCATTCCAAGGCGATCACCTTGTTGTTGGAAACGGTGATCTTGAAATACAAACAGGCTATTGTCCATCCGGGAGAGATGGTGGGTATTGTAGCGGGCCACAGCGTGGGTGAGCCATCCACGCAGATGACGTTGAATTCCCTGGTGTTTGAAGATGAAATTATTGTCAGAAATTCTAAAAAGGAAATTAAGAAAGTTCAAATTGGACAGTTTACCGAAGATCAAATAAAATTATCACAAAAAATCGATTTTATGGAAGACAAAGACACCACCTATGCGGAGTTGCGCGATTATTATGAAGTTCCTTGTGCCACAGAAAGCGGCGAAACGGTATGGAGAAGAATTGAAGCAGTCACTAGACATCCGGTCATCAACGAAGATGGCACAAACACCATGTTGAAGGTTACCACCAAAGAATGTCGTGAAGTTACTGCCACCAAGGCAAAATCGTTTCTTCAACTCATTGATGGTAAAATTCAGGGTGTGAATGGCAAAGACTTGAAGGTAGGGGATTATCTGCCGGTGTCGCGAAAACCGCTGGATTACGCAGAAACCCATACATTGAATTTGCGTGAAATGTTACCACCTTCCCAGTATATTTATGGTAGCGAAGTCGAAAAAGCCCGACAAGTCGTGGACGAATCTTATTGGTGGAAGAAATATGCCAATAAATTGTTTACATTACCATATAGTCGCAGCGATTCGGCATATGCTATGATCAAAGGCAAAAAGATAAACGAACCCAACGTCCAGGTATCGGGGTTGGTATATACGAAAACCGGTTCCATGTGTAATTACGAAATTCCGGAAGAAATTGAACTGGATTACGATTTCGGATACTTGGTGGGCGCATATGCGGCGGAAGGTCGTATGACAAAATACCAAGTATCTATTGCGAACAACGACCAAGAATATTTTGAACCCATCCAACGATTGTGCGAAAAATGGCGCTTGACCACTAAGATACACGTCCACGAGAACAAGAATCGAGAAGGCCGGACGAGCACGGATTTGCGCATTTACAATACCATATTGTGTAAAATTTTAGACGGATTGGTGGGTAAATTGAGACACAAGAAATCGATTTCACCAATCATTGTATTTTCCAACCGTGAATGTATTTTGGGGTTCTTGGACGCATATGTCAGTGGCCACGGATGTATCAACTGTAAAACTAGAAAATCTGGTTTGGTGCAGCCGGTTGACATTCGTATTTGCTCGGTTTCAAGAAACATGCTTATCGATATTGGAGTCATGTTGAGAAATATTGACATTGATAGCAGTGTAAATAAACTGACAAAACAGCCGGCATACAGTATTACGATTCGCAATAAACAGTCACAAAAATTGGCATCGATCTTGAATTTATCCGTTCCGTCAAAACGCGAAAAATTAAAGCATCTGATGGGGCGTGAATTTCGCTATGAACACTGTGAATCGGATTTACTTTTGCCTAATATCGTAGAGGGTGAATTAGTGATGGAATCTAGAAATGACCGCATGATGGACTTGAAATTTGATCAGATTGTTAGTATTGTGGAAGTGCCGAATAGCACCCCTTACGCGTATGATCTGACGGTTGAAGACACGAGAAATTTCGACTGCTACAATGGTCTAAATATGAGAGACACATTTCATCTTAGTGGTGTGGCTAGCAAGTCCAACGTGACCCGTGGTGTGCCTCGGCTGGAGGAATTGCTACGGTTGACGAAGAATCCCAAGAACCCGTCTCTCACCATTCGTATGAAGTTGTTGGAAGAACAAGATCAAGACCGGGCGCTGGCTTACGCTAACATGATTGAGTATACTAAACTGATTGATGTGGTCAAGTCCATTCAGATTTCGTTTGATCCACACGAGAATGCCTCGTTCATCGAGGAGGACAGAGCTCTGATCGAGCAATTCTACGAGTTTGAAAATTTGGTGAAAGAGTGTGCCGGAAACGCTACACAAGCAGATTCGGACGCAGTAAACAAAAAGTCCAAGTGGATTATTCGTATGGAGATGGATCCCGAGACTCTGTTGGACAAGAATATTACCATGGACGATATACACTATGCGATTAAGAATAGTACTTACGGTGACGCGGTGGATTGTGTGTTTTCGGATTACAATGAGGACAAATTGGTTTTCCGGATTCGTATCAACAACGAAGACAATAAGAAAAAGAAGGTTACGGTGGCGAATACCCTGGATCAATCCGACGAGATTTATATGTTGAAGAATTTCCAAGATTCCCTGTTGAACAATGTGGTACTCCGTGGTGTAAACAAGATTGACAAAGTGATCCCTCGGAAATTACAGAATACGGTGGTGTACGAAGAAGGTAAGTATGTCCGTAAAGACGTATGGGTTTTGGATACGACGGGTACGAATTTGCTGAATGTGCTTGGGATGGATTTTATCGACAACAAGCGGACTTACAGCAACGATGTACGGGAAATTTACAACGTATTGGGTATTGAGGCGGCGAGACAGATGCTGTTCAACGAGATCACCGAAGTCATGGAGTTCGCAGACGCTTACATCAATTACCACCATTTGAGTTTGTTGTGTGACCGCATGACGATGACGAAAGACATGGTTCCCATTTTCCGTTCGGGCATTTTGAACGACAACATTGGACCGATTGCCAAAGCGACATTCGAGGTTCATACCGAAGTATTACTGGATGCGGCAAGACATGCGGATTTCGATCACATGCGCGGCGTTTCGGCCAGTGTAATGTGTGGTCAATACGGTAATTACGGTACGGGATCGTTCAGTTTGGTCTTGGACATGAATCAGATGCGCAATTTGTCGGATGCCGTGGCGTCGTCGGAAGACGACACGGACGATATTGCCAAACAATTTGAACTCAAACAGAACAAGGAGGATATCTGTTCCAAGAAAGATTTGGAGATTCGTAATAATATCGTGAATATCAAAAAGGGCGAGACAAATGAAACGTGCGATGACGATTACAATATGGGATTCTAACCCGTACTACAAAACATTTATTCAACATATATAAAGCATTCGTACTAATGTATAGTAGTATAGAAGGTGTACTCCAAAAACCCGGTTAGCTCAGTCGGTAGAGCGCCAGACTTTTAATCTGGTGGTCGAGGGTTCAAGCCCCTCATTGGGTGTTTTGTTAGGATATTTTTTAATTTATCCTAACAAAGAATATTTTTTTATTGAAGGTATATAAAAACATGTCGATAGTAACAGGTATATCATGCCAGTTGCTATTGGAATTGATCTCGGAACCGTGAACAGTTGTGTGGGAGTTTGGCAGAATGGTAAAGTCGAAATCATTGCGAACGAGTGTGGTAACCGCATCACTCCGTCCTATGTATCTTTTACGGCTGAAGAGCGATTGATTGGCGATTCTGCGAAGTCGGCGATTGCGTCGAATCCTTCCAATACCGTATTTGACGCCAAGCGTCTTATCGGTAAGAGCTTCAATGATCCCCAATTACAATCGGACGTTAAGCATTTCCCTTACAAGGTCATTAATAAAAGCAACAAGCCGGCGATTCAAGTCGAGTTTCGTGGAGAGACCAAGGAATTTTCCCCAGAGGAGATCGGATCCATGGTGTTGACCAAGATGAAGGAAATTGCGGAGGCGTTCATTGGCGAGAAGGTCACTGACGCAGTAATTACCGTCCCGGCATATTTCAACGATTCGCAGCGCCAGGCAACCAAGGATGCCGGCGTCATTGCGGGCCTGAATGTGTTGCGTATTATCAACGAGCCGACTGCCGCTGCGGTGGCATATGGACTGGACAAACAGTCCGCCAAAGAGCGGAATATTTTGATCATGGATGTGGGCGGCGGAACCACGGATGTTTCTATTTTGACGATTGACAATTCGGTATTTGAGGTAAAGGCTACCGCGGGCGATTGTCACTTGGGTGGGGAGGATTTTGACAGTAAATTGGTGGAGTATTTCGCGGATGAGTTCAAGCGCAAGCACAAGAAGGATCTCACCGACAACAAACGCGCGATGCGGAGATTGCGGACGTCTTGTGAGAATGCCAAGCGGACCCTGTCTTCGTCGACGGTAGCCAACATTGAGATTGACAGTTTGTATGACGGCATTGACTTTGCGTCTTCCATTACCCGTGCCAAGTTCGAGAACCTGTGTGACGATCTCTGTAAGAAAACGATGCTGTCATTGGACCAGGTCATCATGGATTCCAAGATTTCCAAGGACCGGGTGGACGAGATTGTCTTGGTCGGCGGAAGTACCCGGATTCCGCGTATCCAACAGTTGTTGAGTGAGTATTTCAATGGTAAGGAATTGTGTAAGACGATTAATCCGGATGAGTGTGTTGCTTATGGTGCCGCAGTACAAGCCGCGCTTCTTTCTGGTAACAAGGACGAGAAGATTCAGGATTTATTGTTGTTGGATGTCTGTCCCCTCAGTTTGGGTCTGGAGACGGCCGGGGGGGTCATGACCAAACTGATTCCGCGGAACACGACGATCCCTACGAAGAAATCGCAGACGTTTTCTACGTACGCCGACAACCAGCCGGGGGTCTTGATTCAGGTATTCGAGGGGGAGCGCGCGCTTACGAAGGACAACACGTTGCTGGGCACCTTTCAGTTGGACGGTATCCCGCAGATGCCCCGTGGCCAGCCCCAGATCGAGGTATCGTTTGATCTGGACGCCAACGGTATTTTGAATGTCTCTGCATCGGAGAAATCTACCGGTAAATCCAACAAGATTGCGATTACAAACGACAAGGGTCGTCTCAGTCCGGAGGAGATTGAACGTATGGTGGAGGAAGCCGAGCGGTTCAAGGATGCGGATCTCAAGATCCAAGAGGCGGTCAACATCAAGTCTGAGTTGGAGAATTACATGTACCAGGTGAAGAAGACCGTCACAGAGGAGATGAAAGACAAGGCTTCGGAAGAGGACAAGACCCTCATTGAGACCAAGGTCAAGGAGCTGGAGGAGAAGTTGAGTAACCGCAAGATTGAGGATGTGGAGATTTACCGCGAATACCGTAAGGATTTGGAGGCGGTGTTTGCGGATATCATGACGCGTGCCAATCCGGGAGGAGTAAGTATGGATAACATTCCCGGGGGCGTTCCGGAAGATTTGAAAAACAAAATGGGCAAGGAACCCACGGTAGATCCAGTGGACTAAAATTGAAATATAAACGATTGTTCGTGAAGAGTCGCAAAATATGAACGAAGAATTGTTTTCCAAACTGCCCAAAGAAATAATCAACTATATCATCAAATATGATGGTAAACTGTTGTACAGAGACGGCAAGTATACAAACCGAATTCCGAGTTACGATGAACGGTTCAAAATATTGGAACCGGTTCCTCAAAAAATGAAATTTTATGTTGATTACAACATGCCCACCCCCAACATTGGGTTTTCCATTCATGTTAATTTTACAAATAATGATTTTCTTCTTACTGTACAAAAATATGCTTACGGAAATTATATTTACTACACATTTATCAACAAAAAGAATATAACAATAAACCAACATAAAACATTATTATAGTATCTATACTAATGTCTTACGTCACAAACAACTGTTCGGAGGATGGGTTCGGAAGTCAGTTCCAATATTTAATTGAACTGATATTGATTTGTTATGTCAAAAAATCGCAATTTATCTATACTCCTATACAAAAGATCAACCACAATTACGACAATTCAGAAAACTACAATGAAAAAATAGAGGATCTTATGAATATCCGGACTTTTTTTCCCACGATAGACACAGTAGATGAATCGACGCGATCAAAAATAATCGTTACTGACAATGGATATACCAAAGCTCATTTTGATGAAAACCTAAAGGACTATATTGTAAAGGAAAATATAGAAAAAATACGGAACATGTTTTGGCAGAACAAAACGCATTTGGTTGATCCATTCAAAAACGACAAAATTAATGTTGCGGTACATTTTCGTAGATACAACATTTACGACGACCGTGCGTACGAGGATCGTAGAACATACGAAACGAGGTATGACCGCAAAGAATATTTTATGAGAATCATGAACGATATCCGAGAAGAATACAAAGACTGGCCCGTTCATTTTCATTTATACACTCAGGCATCCGTCATTGAATTCCGGTTCGAGGAAAGTATTGATGATGTTGAGAACTATTTCAAAGCAGACGATGTAACATTCCATATTGATACCGACATCTGTGATTCGTTCGTAGAAATGGTATCGGCAAATATACTGGTAACGTGTGCCAGTTCGCTCAGTTATATTGCCGGTTTTTTGAGTAAAGGTAAAGTGTATTATCGCCAGTTTTGGCACCCTCCTCTTCCAGAATGGATTGTCGTAGACAAGTCGTATCTTTCACCATAGATGTGCCCAAGTACAACTATAAAACATAATTTTTTATTATATTTTATACTGGATTTCCCGACTTTTCCGATAAAGGGCCTACTATGCTATTTTTGCGGTCAACCCCGGTAAATTATTCAAAAAAGGGGCAATTTTCGAGAAAAAGGGGGGTCTTGGAAAAAGTGAATTTGAAAAGTATTCTGAGATTTTCCATTTTGGACATTTTTAAAATGTCCATTTTCGATTTTCTTGGCGGACTTTTTTTTTGGACTTTTTCAAAAAGTGAGTTGTGAGCATAATGCTGCGAATTCTGTTTTTGGTTGAAAAAAATGACAGCATAAATTTTTTTGTATTTTTTTATAAAAACTATTTAGATACTTTTTCCGTCAGCATTATTATACTGACGCATGGCTGACAAAAGTACTACAAAAGTAGCAGCAAAATTTTTATGCGCGGCATGTGACTATTGTTCGAGTCGCCAAACAAACTATACGAAGCATTTATTGACAGCAAAACACCGAATGCTGACGCAAATGATGACAAATGATGACGCAAATGCTACAAATGTAGCAAAAAATGCGGCAGCATCAAATGCTAACAAATATGAATGTGGTTGTGGAAAAAAGTATACGCAACGACAAGGTTTATTTAGACATAAAAAAACCTGTGTATTTTTACAAAAAGGGGATCTGGATGAGGAAACTTCCGTAATTGTAGAAGATTCCAACAAATTGGGTATAAATACCGGCGTTATTTTAGATATTATCAAAGAGAATCAAGAATTCAAAACTTTACTGGTCGACCAACAGAAACAGGTGATGGAATTACAAAAGGAGAACAATATACTCATGAATAAAATGGTTGAAATATCCCAGAATTCATTGACCGTTCCCCGAACTATCACCGGCAACAATAACAACAATGTCAACAATCAGTTCAATCTCAACTTTTTTCTGAACGAAACCTGTAAAAACGCCATTAATTTTACCGAATTCATTGATAATATTCAAATTACGAACAATGATCTGGAGAACAACGCCAAGATGGGATTTGTGGAAGGGGTTACCAAAATAATTATGGACAACCTAAAACAGCTGGAATTGAACAACCGTCCTATCCACTGTACGGACGTGAAGCGTGAAACCATTTATGTAAAAGAAGAAGATGAATGGGACAAAGACAACAGTAAAAAGGTGATTCAAAAGGGTATTCAAGAAATTACTTGTAAGAATATGTGTCAGTTATTTGACTGGAGAGAGAAAAATCCAGAACATACCGATATAGATTCTGAATTGGGGGAGAAATCGATTGTAATGCAACAGAATTCCATGGCCGGGTGCAATCGCGAAGAATTCTACCCCAAGATTATCAAAAACATTGCCAAGGAAACTATACTGGATAAAAAACGGTTGATAGAATAACCGGACACAAAACGTAGTTTTGGTGAACTACGTTTCTGGAACGAGTTCCACCACATTGGAATATACTTGGGTTTTTTTGGCCGGCTCGGCCAGTTCGTAAGGAATATTTTTCAGATAATCACTGAAATTGAAAATACGCAGGTCGGCAAAGTTCTCCGATTTGATGTAGGTTTCCAACAACAATATCTCGTCGTCGTTGATTTGGTAATCGATGTTGGAGAGGTTCAAATAGTACATAGGTTCCAACATGTACGACCGTATACGGTGAAATCGCAAAAGCTCGTCGGCCAACCGGAAATAGTATAGTTTTTCGTTTTCCATCCCCGTAATCAAATGTTCGCTGGGTAACACCAGCTGGCAGTGGCCATTTTCGTCCAAGGAACACAAATTTCGGTTCTCACATTTTTTACAAAACGAGTATTCGCGAAAATGGTTTTCTACCGCGAGATAGTCCAAATCATCGTCGGTCATTTCGCGAAACTGTATCGACGTTTTCACCACCTGTTTCAAAAAATCCACCAGTTTGATCAGTTTTTGTTGATACGAAAAGGCCAGGTTCTCCAACATGTCAATAATTTTGAGTTTGAAAAATCGATATTCGTAATGACTCAACATGGTACGTATGGTAGAACGAAATAAACGGTAAAACTTGCTTTCCATGCGAATGTTACGTATGGTTGTGATACG